ACCTATTATTATTATTATTATTATTATTAGAAACAGTGTACTCTTCCAATGTCTCTGATAACCTAACAAGGTTTTCTTGGTCAATCTGACTTCCAAGAGCTTCAATTCTTCTCGTGATCCCCTCAGAGTCTTCTGTGTACTTATTCTTAGAAATGTAATTCTCAGATAGATTCTCACGGATAGTCTTCAGGGTGTTACTTGTCTGCTCTTCTGTGTAACGTTTCAACCTTGATTCAAGGATTCCACTTTCTCCAGTGTACTGTTCAAGTGCTGTGATTTGTGTTTTAAGTCCTTGTGCGGTACGTTCAAATGATGCTGAAGCATTCGTGACAATAGCTTCCTGATCTTCTGGGGCTGGCCCTGCATCTGTTCTGGTAGTGCTTTGTGTTAATTCCACCTTTTTGAATGAAATTGAACCAGCCTCACTATATCCAATAATGATCCGCCAGAAATCAAACTCATCGCTTTTTTCTAGAGCTGGAACAGAAACTTTGAACAATTGCCATTCATCAGTCAATTGAAATTGAGCATAGATTCTTTCTGGATTGCCTCCAGATTTGCGGTTTTCACGCAAAGAAGCCCAAATTGTACCTGATCCACTGTTTCTTTTAGCGTAGAAGGAAATAGTGTAAGGCTCGCCTTTCTCTAGATAATCCAGAGCCGTTGTCTTTGATGTGGCCCAGCTTGGTGCAGTGCTAGAGAATAACTGTGCTTGCTTCCAAGCGTTTGTACTACCTGAAATGGTATAGACACCATTTTCTGCTGTGCCAGTTGAATCACTTGAATCACCGTGAGCGAAAAACCACAGACCACGAGTAAAATCATAGTCTTCAGCGTAGTTCCTTGAGCCTACTTTCAGACTTGTGAACTCTTCTTTGAGACCATTCACTGTCTGTTCGACATAAGAGCGATCTGCTTTGCCAGCGGCCACATTAGTTAGATCAGAGATGGCTTTCTCAGTAGTTTGCTCAAATCTAGATTGTGCGCCTTGGATTCCAGAAAATTGGCTTTGTGTTTGAGCTTTGAAATCATTGATCAGCTTCTGGATATCTGCATCACTGGTTTTTAATTGATCAGTAGTAGCTTTCAATCCTTGCATCTTCACTTCGATGCCATTGTATTGAGCTTTGAACTCTTCTACAATTTCATTTTTGTTAGCTTGATTTGCTGCATTGATCTTGTCAGTGACTTTCGCTGAGATTTCTTGCTTAACTACTTCAGCTTGTGCTTTGGCCTGTTCGATTCCGTCTGTGATTTTATGTTCCAGCTCTTTTGATTGCTTGTCATACTCAGCATTAGCATTATCTACAAGCTTCTGCACTTTCGCTTCGTATTCAGCATCATAAGACTTCATTTTCTTATCAACGGAGTCGTTGACCATGCCTGAGATAGAGTCTGCTAAAGTTCTTGTTACTTCACCAAATCCGATGCTGACAAGCTTAATGCTCATTGGATTAAACTTGTATTTCGTGATCTTTTTTCGCAGATCGACATCGTAGCCCTCGTGGAAGATGCTCACGATATCAAACATATGTACTGGTTGATCTGCTTGGCCTACAACATCAATCTCAAGGCTTTCTTCGATCATGTCACACAGAGTTTCTCGAAAATAGCGCTTGCCGTATTCCTCAAGCGTTTTTTGATCCACGACATCCTGATCTTGTACTTCCATATCTGCTTCGTAAATATGCTTGTACTTAGTGATCAGTGGGCTATCAATGGTCACGGTTAGGATTTGATCTTTCTTCCCTTCTTCGTGTGCTTCAATAACCTTTTTAAAATGGATCCGTGTTCTCAACTCTTTAGTGGATTTCGATTCTTGAAACGACTTCATGTTTTTTTTGTAGGCGAACAATGATTCATTTTCGATTCCACCGTGTTCCAGCAATCGAACACTGTACTTATCTCGAACGAGATCTCCACCCCACTGCCCAACGATGGAGTGCTTGTCTTTAGCCAATGCTTCCATCGCTGAGATGTCTTTAAGATTGAGGGTGTGTTTTGACATCACGTCAGAAAAAAAAGTGAATGGTGTTTCTCGTTTAAATCCGGCAACAAGTGCATTCATCACAGTTGCTCCATTCACTCTATCGACATTGATCTTGTTGATAGAATAACCATTGAGTAATGTTGCTACTTGATTAGCATATACAGTGACATATCCGTGTTGCTTCTCGACTTCAAAGATAGTGAAGTACTGCTCTCCATGCAAATCATCAGCAACTAATTCTGTTTCCGGAGTTAACAATGCCCATTTTGGATCTGAGGTTGGAAATTTAAAGGTAAGTTGATAGGTGCTGTTAGCTTCTTGCACAATTTCAGAGCTAAAAGCTTCATTAAGAGGAAAATTTCCCTCTTGTAGATAAATCATACTTTATACCTCCAGTTCCCTTTTATTGTGATTTTTGAAACGGTACCTGAAACTGCAATACCAGACGTACCTGGAGCAATTTCAAAGAAACCACCTCGTTTTCTCAAGGTGTTTTTCAAATTTCCATTTTTGTCATAGACATTTTGTTTCTTGTGACGGCAGTCAATTGTTGCTTTTGTATCAATCGTGAGTTGCATGGTTTGCTTTCCGATAGTGAGAGATACATCTCCATTTCCTTCAATTGTGATAACTGGTTCAGAATATACAGTTCCTGGATTGTTTACTGTACCGTTACCTGCCAAAGTGACTACGGCATCATTATTTAAGTAACGGAATGGATGCATCTTTAACTTAATTTCTAAAGTCCAAGCATGCAAACCGTTCTGTTTAAATGATGCGCTCTGAAAATCAGCATAAAAAATAGAGCCTGGTCGATGACTAAACTCTATTTTATTTTCCTCTGGTTTGAATTGATTGACAATCATTTCGATTTCGCTTGTTTTGACAACGTATAAACTTATTGTCTTATCGTACCCGTCATAAGCACCATCATAAAGATTATAATCTCCATTTGCCCCGTAAATCGTATTTGATTCGACCCTTGGTGTGGCCGTCTGGTCTTCTCCAAAATCTGTCACATAGCAGTTTGGGATTGATCCAGTGTCAAATCCATTTATAATCATGTTAAACATTAGATTCCCTCCCTTGCCATGATTTTAGAATATCTTTGATAGCTGTTTTGCGCTAAAACATCACCGTCCAGATACGTTTCTGACGGTTTTTCAAGGATAGCAGTAAGGATCTTTTCTAAACTTGCTCTCAGAATTGCGATCTCATCAACGATATTTTCACCACTGTAGCTATTTCCGTTGGATGTTTCCTTAAATAAAAATTTCTGGCTGGCATTTTTCATTTCTCGCAAAAATTTGGCATCTTCCGGAATTCCGACCCCTGTGGCATACCTTGGGAAACCAAGATTTTTCATCAGTCGCTTAGTTCTATCGGCTCGCAATACTTTGGATCCACGAGGCAAGTTGAGTACAACGTCCCGTCCATCTGGTATAAATGAGCTTCCATCTGGTAATGTTACCATTTCTTTGTAGACTGCATTTCGCTGGTCGTTAACCATTGCAAGACCACCTTCGTGGAAGTTCGTACCTTTTTCGTGTCTTGGTCCGAAAACACGGGAGAATGAGTTGACCACTTTATTTACTACTTCTGTAGCTGTGATAGTCGTGTGGTGACTTGTTGGAATACCGTTGATGGCGTTGGTAGCACTGTTCGCAGCATTAACCGCACTAGTGCTATCGCCTGTTATGGACTTAGTTGGGCTTGGTGTAGCGTTCCAAGCGTTTTGATTATCAATCGCTTGTCGTGCAGCAGTGATAGCACCAGTTGGATCACCTAATTGTGGTTTAACAGGGCTTGGAGTGTTATTCCATTCTTGCTGTTTGTTAATCGCTTGCTGTGCAGCATTATTCGCATTGCTTGGATCAGCGGTAATTTGTTTTGTTGGTACGCTAAATCCGTTATATAATCCTAAAGCGCCCATTGCTTGGTTAGTTCCAAGCGTTACACCGTCTGGAGTTGCAATCAAGTCCGTCTTATGGTCGGTAGGTAGTGTTAAGATGCTAGACATCGCACTAGCGATAGCGCTCTTGGTCTTGTCTTCTGCATCCAAGTTGACTACGTGAGCCATACCAGTTAACGAATCAACTGCCAGTTTTACACGTTCAGCCTTATCGCTCGCAGCATCTTTTAAGATCAGCTCTTTCTGCTCTGGTGTGAGTGTATTCCAGCGCTCAATGATCGCAGTAGCACGTTCACCCGATGATAGGAAGTCAGTATTCTTCATTAAGAGTTCTTTGACTTCCGCTGGCATAGCATTGTATTGTTCTAACAATGTTTTATTATCAAGGATGGCTTGCATACCTTGATTGTTGCCTACGACTAATTCTTTTTCTGCTGGAGTTAGGCTATCCCACTTACCAACTTCAACCAGCGCTTGACCGATTGTCATCTTAGCGTTAGTTTCAAGATTTGCGTGCTTGAGGATAAACTGCATATTCTCCCAGCCGTTTTCAGCTTGAAGAGCTTTAGTTACTTCTTCTTGTGCATTAGTTTTGACTTGCCCAGTCTTAGGATCAAATACCAATCCATTCCATAGGTTGTTAGCATCTTTGGTCTCCTGCGACATATTTTGTACGCTTTTAGCGACCATACCAGATGAACGACCTACGATGTCAGCAAATTGGTCTGCCTTGGCCATCATCTTGTCATAATCAAGTCCAAGCTCTGCCCAATCCTTGCGCATCTGGTCAAAGTACATCTTAC